AGAATTAGGAAGAACACCCATCAGCATATCCTTATTCCAGTTACAATACTTAAGGTCAAACATTGTATCGGATTTCCAATAGTCCGAACCGGAAGAAGGAAGAGAAGAAATAAAAGAGGGAGTAGTACCAGTAAAATAATCTACATTATAAGAAGAAGGATTAGCCTTCTCCCACTGAGACCAACGGAAAAAGTCCTGATAAATCTTCTGATATGCAAGAAGAGGGAAAATATTGACAACAGTATTCTGAATATACCGCTGAGTATATTTCGTCGATGAATTATTGAGAATTACAGTTGACCACCAACGATGACCTTCAGCAGGAGCTTCTTTTACAAAATTACCATAACCAAGATAACTCAACAATTTAAAAGACAAATCAGCACGGAAAAATCCAAAAGTATTCAAGAGAGAAGAGCTATTACCAGGAGTCGTAGAAGTTCCATTCAAAGAAGACAAAACTCCAGAGAAAAAAGACAAAGACAAAGAAGGCAAATACGTACCCAAGGATAAATTCTGAGTCAAAGACAAAGATTGAATCTGATTAATATCCTGCATCTGAGTCAACACAGAAGGAGCAGACTTCCAAAGGAGACGCAACGGTACAGCATAGAAATCAAAATATTCACGCAAACGGGTATAAGCAGAAGTCTCAACGGGCTGAGTACGAGTAAAGTATTCAACATTAAACTTGTACTTATCGCCAGGCATAGAAATGTCCCAGTAAACGGGAAGAAGCTCACCAACTTTCGCAGTAAACGCGTTTTTACGTCCAATATCAAATCCAGAACGGTGAGGATGATTCTGGAGGTTGGACATTCCGGTGTAAGAAGCCATAAAAAAATATTTAAAGGTTAAACGTTGAACGCTCAATAAGAAAAAATACCAACCGAATCATTAATCCTCTTGTGTTTGACCTTATCCCGACATTTCATCAATGCCGCGGCAGTCAAGCGACGAACAAGAGGCAATTCATGGTAAGGTCTTTCCTTATCGCGAACAGTTCTATTATAGCGGAAGAAATAATTACGAAGCTCAAATTCAACCAAATCCTTGTCATCAGAATCTTCCAGGGTCTGGTAGAAATCTACAAGACGATTATATTCGTAACGATTCCAAAAATTAACTATTTTCTCGGAAATAATACGCAGGAATCTTTCCCGTCCAAAGAGCTCTCCTCCCGGAGTGCCGCTGGACCAAAAGAGCTCCGAGCATCCATCTGTTGAATATGTTCGAATAAATTTCGAAATTCCGAGAAAAAACCGATAGACACGGGAGACGCGATGAGTAATTTCCAAATCAACACCATCGTACAAACGACATTCAGTAAGAATGAGAACATCACTATGCGGTAGATTCGCTTTAGGAGAGAATAAACTCCTACATTCATTTGATTTTCCATAACTGTCTACATAATTTAAATACTGTCTACAAAAAGACAATACACTTTGCTTAGAAAATTTATTAAAAGGGTCACAGCCTAAATCAGCGCATCCGCTACGAATGACTCGTGAGGGCGCTGTGAACGCAGCAGAAAGTAACTGGTAAAGGTCCGATGGAGATTTACGAAAAGAGTCCGAAAATCGGGGGAATAGTCGAAGGATATACGGCCAAGAAGGTTTAACAACGCGAAATTTGCCATTGCGTTCAACGACAACTCCATTAAGGCACTTATCGGCAGCTTCGTCAACTTCGGCAATTCGTACCTCTCGAGGAAAGAGATTTGATTCTGTAAATCCAATGGAATGGAAGGATTTAGGTCGCACCACTTTTGGCATTTGAGTATAAAAGTCGGGTAAAGCGACAAAACTGTTAAGATACGACGCAACATACAGTGCTGCGTATCCTCGCGAGAGTGACGTATCACAACGACCGTAAGACCAAGCTTTAGGTACATTTTCACAAATAGTTTCCGAGAATCGTTCGGAATTGGATAACAATAACAGATGCCAATGCGGGCGGAAACTGGTAGGTCCGTATTCTGATACAGCGTAGTAACGTAATTTTTCATCGGGGTAATAACTTCTTAAACGTTTCAAAAATAAATCAAGGTCTCTATTGCAAATATAAGGAATCCTATTCGGGACATTATGCTTAACCTTATCAAGAATAGAACGGATATCCTTATATTTCATAGGATAAGTAAACTTAACTTCGGGGTCCTTAAAGGTCCGTTCAACAGTAGAGTTCTTCAATTTAACAGAAGCGGTACGAGGAACGCTACGAAAACCAAAAAGATAAGTATTAGGGTCACTATCGTCCATGTCATTGATATCAGGAACGCAGGATACATCAGCAATATCTTCCGTACAAGCTTCAATAACCGAAACTTCCAAAGTAGGAAGAAAACTAGGAGCATAAGTGAGAGTAACAAAATATGCATAACGGAACTGGGCAGAATAAGAAGTAAGAAGGTTTGTCTGAATAGCAGAACGACGAAGAAGACAAGAAGGACAAGAGCCGCAAGGAACAACAACGGACTCATGCGTATACTTGTTGACAACCGTACGAGGGTGCTGACAACGAGTTATTAACTTGTTCTGCAATTCCTTTGTAATCATTTCCTATCAGTAAAATCAAGTTCCATCTGACGAGGCTTACGGCCACGTGCAAAAGAAATGTGAACAAAAGACCGATACTTTATAAGCTGGTCAAAGTTAAAAGAAGCACTTCTGATTTCAGAAATGAAAGTATTTACTGAAAAACTCAAAGGCTGAATGTCAATAGCATCGCCAGTCAAATGCTGGGAATTTTCAGAACCCTTACACGCATCATTCTGCTCCTTAGTACGAAAGGCAGAAGTAACAATAAAATGAATGTTCCTACGGAGAAGCCATTCAACAAAACGCATTAATTCCGGATTCATGACTTACGAAAATATTTGAGCAATAGACGTAAGAAGACTGACAGCAGCTGCAATAATTGCAGACCAAATTTTGGATTTAGTTTCACTTTTCATCAGGAATTGCTTTAAAGGTTGAACAATGAGATAAAATAATCACACAATCAGGACGAAGATGAGAAGAGATAAAATCAGAAACTTCCTCAGGAGAAACAAGAATAGTCTCACTCTGAGAAGGATTTACCTTTGACTGAACAGCACACAAATAGTAATTTTTCATAACATTTAACATTTTAATCAAACACTTTTTTTTTTAAGACAGAGCAAAGGTATAGATATTTTTTTAAAAAGCAAATATATACAGTAAAAAATAAGCTATACGGGTGGCAGGCTGGTCTGTGAGTTTGCGCTATTTAGACAAGGGGAGACTGAAAGCGATGAGGTAAATCGCTTTCCCTCCGGGCAAACTCATGTAGGCTTCGCAATGATATCTGAGGGGGTATAGCAGCGACAGGGAAGAGAAGCTCTCCGGAAGATTGCTTACGCGTTGCAAGCAGCAAGCTTTCAGGATGGCAGTACTATAGCCTTACGGCTCTGATTTCAGTCCTAACGTCCCGAAATTCAGCAGGTGCATAACCACGCTACGCGCGGTTGCCAAAAGTTACTCCAAACAAAAAAGCCCAGCACGTATCACTACGAACCGAGCTAGAAAAACGAAAAGAAGTATAAGAATCAACGAACAGAACGAAGAACTCTATGAGGCACGAAATTTCCTATAGTATTACCAATACTAGTTCCATAACCTATCCATTTATCAGAATCAAAATACTGATATTTTTTCTTTTCATTTCGAGAACGATACCAAGACTCAATATTCCTACTACGAGCATTATCCTCAGGAAGACCCAGTCTGAGCTCCTCATTATGAAAAGCGGCAGAAGATTCATTAGCCGCAATATTAGCAGCAATCTGAGACTCAGCAATACGAGAGGCAACCTTATTAGAAATATTCTGACCACGAGTACGAGCAGCTGCCAAAGCTTCCTCAGCCAAAGCCTTTTTAGCTTCAGCATAAGAAAGATAGCCAGCAGCCATGCGCTGATAGTAATCCGCGGCCTTAACATTCAAATCAAGCTGCTGCTGTTGGTCAAGATACTTGTTCAAAACACGTTTAGCCTCATTATCAAGAAGCATACCGGAACGCTGAGCACGCATAATAAGACCTGTCATTGCCATATTATCAACTTCCTGCTGTTCCTTAGCATAACCAAGCTTAGCACGTGCCAATCCGGTAGACTTCAAATAATTACGAGTTTCATCAGTAAGTTTTCCCCAATCAATATTGGAAAGAGTTTCCATTGCCTTAGCATCAGCAAGTTGTCTAGCGCCTTGCAATTGAGACTTTTCAGATTGCATCAACTCGTATTGGAAAATGTTACCAATGGAAGCACCAATACCGGAATAATCAGCCTGAAAAGGTTGCATGACGGCAGGACCGGAAGAAGAAGCAGAAGCACCAGGACCAGCTGACTGAGCAACACCAGCTGAGCCTCCGTTCATCATCAGATAAGGATTCAAACCAGCTTCCTCGAGACGTTGACGTTGGGCAGAAGCAGTGTTATAAGCATTTTCCTTATTCCACATATTCTCCTGCCAATTACGCTGCTGAATCGCCATACGCTCGTTAAACTGATTGTTCATCTGATTTATCTTATAGTTCATCCGGTTGGTCTCCTGGACATTCTGTCTGTTCTGAGAATTTTGAATAGCAGAAGAACCAAGGCCAAGGAGACCACCGGCAATTGAACCAAGCAAGCCCATTATTCAGAGGAAGCAGCATCAGCGGAAGCAGCAACCGCTTTTTCTGCTTCTTGTTTATCTGCTTCCTGTTTAGCAGTTTCAGCATCAATTAACTCCTGAGCCTGGGCTTCAAGATTTTCGGCATAAGCCGTCAATTCCTTAGACCAAGCAATAATTTCAGAAGGAGTCTGAACATACCGGGAGCGAACCGTTGCCAAAAGGTCATCATCAGACATTTTATCCATAATCTGCTGAATCTGGGAAGCAGATTGTTTACCTTGACCAAACTTGGAAACAACAGAAACTCCAGCACGAGAGGCCAAATCCTTAGTATGAAGAATCAAACGAACATCAGAAGTGTAACGCACAGGACGAGTTTCATCAGTGTCATCAATTTCAACACGAAGCTGCTCGGTAGAATCAAATTCAGGAGCAACAGCAAAAGCATCAGGCTCAACATTGGGAACAAGTCCGCAACCTTGTTCCAAACATTCCAAAGAATTAAATTTTCCTATCATAATCAAAACAAAAATTAGTAAGGTACACCATCACGAGACAAATTACGGGCAACATAGCAACCGATATAAGAGTTAACCAACAGTTGGTCAGTATCCCAAGTAGAATCAGCAGAAACACCAAAAATAGGGTCAAGAACAGAAGGATTAACCTTAAAGAACTTATAATTCAAGACAACCTTGGTATTGGAATCAACATCGCCTTCCTCGTACCCAAATCCAAACCAACCGGAAAGAAGAGATTCGGTAACAGGAGAAACCCAAGACTTAAGGGTAGTGGTAAATGCACCATTAATAACATCAAGCTTCGTTTTCCAATTAAAATAACGAGGATTATAGCCTGCATTGAACAGATTGACAATAGAAGCTCTTGAAGAATTGAAAATCTGTGTCATAGGGAGAACCTCC